CATGACTTAAAGGAGTCGAATAATGAAACTTAGTAATGAAATAAAAGATGTATTGAGCAATTTCCAGTCGATCAATAGCAATATTGCTCTTGGCGAAGAAGGTGGATTTATCCGAACGATGTCCACTTCTAAAACACTTATGTCGAAAGCTAACATACCTTTTGATGCTCCATATCCATTTGGCATATATGACTTAGGTGAATTCCTAGCTTGTCTTAATATGTTTGATGATCCTACATTGTCATTTGATGATGATAAGAAGTTTGTAAATATCACTGATGGTATTACAGCATTTAAATATTACTTCTCCGATATCGACATCCTGACAGTTCCTACAAACGATATTAAATTAGATTGCGGTGATCTAAAGTTTACACTCACGCATGATGAATTAAACCAATTACGTAAAGCTTCGTCTACTCTTAAAACTAGTTGGCTAAGTATACGTAAAAACCCTGCTGCGATGTTTATCGAATGTGTTATTGTTGATAAACAGAATCCAACTTCAAATCAATTTACAATGAACGTTGCGAATTGCAGTATAAATACTGATGCTGAATTTGATTTTGTGTTTGACATAAACAATTTCAAATTTAAACCTGCTGACTCTTATGAGTTTGGTATTGATAAAAAGCAGGTAGCATTAATTAAGGCGGGTAACACAGACTACTGGGTTGCTCTTGATAAAACTACAACATTTAAGGAATCGTAATGGCAAAGAAAGAAACAGCTCCAGAAACTGTAGAACAAGCACCTGTACCTCAAGGACAGGGACTCAACCTAAGTGACATAAGATCTTGCGTTGCAATAATTGATATTGTAACTAAGCGTGGTGCATTTGAAGGTGCCGAGCTATCTGATGTTGGTGCAGTACGTAATCGTTTAGAAGGTTTTCTAAAAGCTGCAGACGAAGCTCAAGCAGCTAAAGTAGCAGAAGAAGAAGTAGCTACTGAAAAGTAAGTATGTACTTTTGACAAAAGCATGGTATAATAGTACCATGCTTATTATATTATGAGGTGTATGTGAAAGAATTTTTATTCGTAGAAAAGTATAGACCACAAACCATTGAGGATTGCATTCTCCCTGAAGGCTTAAAGGAAACATTCCAAAAGATAGTCGATAAGGGAGAACTCCCCAATATGATGTTTACAGGTTCTGCTGGTGTAGGTAAGACTACTGTAGCCAGAGCTTTATGTAATGAATTAGATCTTGACTATATGTTAATCAATGGATCAGAAGATGGTAACATTGATACATTACGTGGTAAGATCAAACAGTTTGCAAGTACTGTATCACTTCAAGGTGGACAGAAAGTAGTTATACTCGATGAGGCTGATTACCTAAATCCACAATCTACACAACCTGCATTGCGTGGGTTCATAGAAGAGTTCTCTTCTAATTGTAGATTTATATTAACTTGTAATTTTAAGAATCGTATTATTGATCCTCTTCATTCAAGATGTTCTATATATGAATTCAACTTAGGAAACAAGGCAGAGATGGCACAGGCATTTATGGCTAGGCTTCAATTCATTCTTGATTCCGAACATATTATATATGACAATGCAGTAATTGCAGAACTCATTATGAAATACATACCAGACTGGAGACGTGTCATTAATGAATGTCAAAGGTATGGCATGAGTGGTCATATCGATACCGGTATTCTTGTTACTCTATCTGAGACAAGCATAAAGGGATTGATGGAAGATCTCAAAGCAAAGAACTTTAAGAAGATGCGTAAGTGGGTTACAGATAACATTGACGTAGAATCATCAAAGTTGTTTAGAATGATTTATGATAACATGACAGACTATGTAGAACCGCAGAGTATTCCTCAAGTAGTTCTTATATTAGCAGACTATTCTTATAAGGATAGCTTTGTTGCTGATCATGAATTAAACGTAGTGGCATGTATGACTGAGATCATGTCCTCAATCAAATTCAAATAGGAGATTTATGTTACAAGAATTTGCAATTTATGCACAGATAATTACAGCCTTTGGTGTAATATTCATTGTGTGGCAATTAGAAAAAGCAGGTAGACTATTACAATTAATGAGTAAATTTTTAGCGGAGGCAGTAGAAGAACATGACAAAGTACAGTAATGTAACACCATATAGAGAAACTAATAATTTCTTTGCATCACCAACTCTTTATGAGAATATACGAGAGTTTTTATTAGAGGAAGTAATTGAAGTTTGTTTTACTAAAAAGAATGGTGATGAACGTAAGATGAGATGCACACTTATGTCTGAACATATTCCTGCCACAAATGCACCAATATTAAAAGAAGAATCTGGTGTAGTGGAGAATAAAGATTACATGAATGTATTCGATGTTCAACAACAAGGATGGAGATCATTCATTGTTAAGAATGTTAAATATATAAAAACTAATTTACCTGATCTGCCAGCAGAGATTTCTGCAAGAAGACGGGCAATTGATGGGTTTAGTGAGTGAATCCATTTGAATTAATTAAATCTATATCCAACGATAAGAAGGATATACTTGAGAATGAGAAAGATTACAATGCCTTTATGGTGAATCGTGGTCTATCTTATTTCCCTGATACTGTTATATACGCTAACGAAATGAATAAGTTTCACCATCTGGATGGCCGCCTTCAGTATCAGTTTCTTATAAATACTATTAGAAAACGGAATCGTTTTTCTAAGTGGAACAAATCTATTGAATCTGAAAATATCAGTGCTATAAAGCAATATTATGGTTATAGCAATGAGAAAGCTCGTGATGTACTTCCGCTTTTAAGTAATGAAAATCTTAAAACAATAAGAGGAAGAATACAGCATGGCGGAATTCAACGATGAACTGGTAAATTGGAAACCAGAGATGATGTTAGAGGTTACATTGGCAGAACCCGACGATTTTTTAAAGATACGTGAAACTCTCACTAGAATAGGCGTTGCTTCAAAGAAAGATAATAAGCTATATCAATCATGTCATATACTACACAAACAAGGTAGATATTTTATAACTCATTTTAAAGAGTTATTCTTATTAGACGGTAAGCCTTCTAATCTAACAGAAAATGATCTAAAGCGTAGGAACACAATTGTCAAACTAATGGATGATTGGGGATTACTTGAGACAGTAACACCAGTAGGTGAAGTCGCAGCTTTAAATCAAATCAAAATTATTTCCCACAAAGACAAATCTGACTGGGAACTATGTCCAAAATATAATATAGGTATTAAATAAAACCTGTATAAATAAAACTGAGTATGCCGAAAGGGTATTCATTTTTTTAACCTTGCTATATATAGGAGGTCATTATGACAAACTTAGCATTTAACTTCCCAAGGGATACGTTCTTGGGTTTCGATCAACTTTTTAATACATTACAAAATACTAACATGGAGACCGTTCGCGGTGCCGGATATCCCCCGTATAATGTAATTAAAAGAGATGATGGTCACTTTCTAATCGAAATCGCTGTTGCGGGATTTGGTAAAGAAGATATTGATCTAACACTTGAAAAAGGTGTATTGACAATCACTGGAAAGAAAAAATCTGGTGTAGATCAAAGAGAATATGCACATCGTGGCATTTCTCAAAGGGCGTTTGAAAGATCATTTACTTTAGCTGACACACTCAAAGTTGTTGGTGCCGATATTGTAGATGGTATGCTTGTAGTTATTTTGGAGAACAATATTCCAGAAGAAGACAAGCCTCAAACAATCAATTTAGGTGACCTGCCGAAATCAGCTAAAAAGCTGTTACTAGGCTAAATACTAAGGAGCACATGGCATATTCAGCGAAAGTTTTAGATCATTACAATAACCCACGCAATGTGGGTAAGATGGATATGAAAGATCCACATGTAGGAACTGGTATGGTAGGTGCTCCTGCTTGTGGCGATGTTATGAAATTACAAATACGTATAGAAGATGACATAGTCACAGATGCAAAATTTAAAACATATGGTTGCGGATCAGCAATTGCCTCAAGCTCATTATTAACAGAATGGGTTAAGGGTAAAACAATATCAGATGTTCAAGCAATAAAGAATACTGAAATTGTTGAAGAGCTTAATCTGCCTCCAGTAAAAATACACTGTAGCGTATTAGCAGAAGATGCTATTAAGTCAGCAGTGAAAGACTATATAGATAAACAACCAAAACAACACAGGTAAATTATGAATGAAATTAGATTACTTCGTCTCACGACGGGTGAAGAGTTATTATGTAAAAAATTAAATGAGTCAGGTTTAACAATCACAATCACAGAAGCTGTTGCATTAGTACCCACAAAAGAAAGATTAGGTTTTATGCCTTACTTACCGTATGCTGATATAGATACATTAATAGTTAAAAAAGAACATATCATGTTTGATCTTAAACCAACAAAAGAATTAGCAGATCAACATGTTTTAATGCATAACGATTCGAATATAGTTACACCAGAAAAACCACAAATCGTAGTTTAATGAATTTAGATATTGAACATTATATCCATAAAGCAAAGTGGATAGATGATGAACTTTGTGATGAAGCTATAGATAGACTTAATCTTCAGAACACATGGTTGCCATTCCCTAAAGATGTAATCAATGCATATCCCGATGCACCACGAAAACAAGATGGTATTGCTGGGTCAACATTGAGTATTGACTGGGAGCAATTCATGGGTGATCCTAATATTCCTGAGCAAGATAGAAACTATGGCTTAACTCATATGAACGATAGACCAACACTAGATAGAATAAGAGCTAGTGTAAAGAATGGATTAGATCATTATGTTCATGAGCATTTAAAAGACTTACCTTGGTATGATTATTATCGAGACTTTACTGATCCTAAATTTATGAAGTATAGTGAGACCCATGACATGATGGAACATTGCGATCATGTAAGATATGTGTTTGACGGTAAAAGAAAAGGTATACCAACAGTTTCTATAGTTGGCAGCTTAGATGATCAGCATGAAGGTGGTTATTTAAGGTTCTTTGACAAGACAGATTATTATGTAGGCAAAGGTGAAGTACTATACTTCCCTTCTAATTTTTTATATCCTCATAGAGTAACCGAAGTTACTGGAGGTTTAAGGTATTCTTTTGTAAGCTGGGTTTGGTAATATTTGATTAAAGGTATGTACATTTCGTGTTATCATGTTATAATGGTACCATGACAAATTCTTTCTATACAAGTGCCTTCCGTCACGGCAAGGTAATCAAATATATGGGTTACGAGGATGGTAAGAAAGTTTCTTTCACCATTCCGTTTCGCCCTACTCTATTCGTTACAAATCAAGGTAACAATCCTCATGACTGGAATGCCTTAGATGGTACTTCCGTAGAACCTATTCAATTCGGTTCAATGAATGAAGCCACTGACTTTATTAAGTCATATTCCGATGTGCCAAACTTTAAAGTCTTTGGCAATACTAATTATGTTGCACAATATCTTAATGAGCAATTCCCTGGAGAGATCAAGTGGGATCGTAATCTTATTAATGTTACCTCAATCGATATCGAAACAAAGTTCGGTGATGGTTTCCCTGAGCCGGCTTTGGCTGATCAGGAAGTAACAGCAATCACAATGAAGAATAACATCGATGATACCTATTACACATTTGGTTGTGGCGAGTATGATGTAGATAAAGCATTGTTGCAAACCCATGAAGTAATATATGTCAAGTGTGCAGACGAGAGAGAACTCTTACACAAGTTTGTTTATCATTGGTCTAAGACTTCCCCTGATATTGTTACAGGCTGGAACTGTGAGTTCTTTGATATACCATATCTTATTAACCGTATCAAACGTGTATTCGACAATGGTCGTGAGAAGTTCCTATCACCATGGAGAATGATTGACGAGCGTGAGACACACACAGGTTATGGTCAATCCACACTTAAGTATGAAATCAAAGGTGTAGCCATCTTAGATTACATGGCAATCTTTAAGAAGTTCGGTTATTCATATGGTCCACAAGAATCATATAAGTTAGATCATATTGCTAATGTAGTTCTCGGTGAGAAGAAGCTTGACTTCGGTGAAGCCTCTGACCTTAATGAATTACACGACAATGACTACCAAAAGTTTATTGATTATAATATCAAAGACGTAGAACTTATCGATCGTATGGAAGACAAGCTCGGTCTTATTAGTTTATGTCTTACTATGGCTTATCGAGGCGGTGTTAATTATGAACAGGTTCTCGGTACGGTGGCTATATGGGATTCAATTATATACAGAGACTTACATGCTAAACGTATAGCTGTACCACAAAATTCAGAATCATTTAAAGGTGCATATCCTGGCGGTTATGTTAAAGAACCACATGTTGGTATGCATGACTGGGTATGTTCGTTTGACTTAAACTCTCTTTATCCATCAATCATTATGCAATATAATATGTCTCCCGAGACTATCCTTCTTGATGATGAACCTGGTGTCAATGTCGAATCAGTCTTAGATGGTCATATAAAGAATGACAAGCCAGATACAGCATTAGCTGTAAACGGTGTAAGGTTCAGTACAAAGAAGCTCGGTATTATTCCAGCAATTATTCAAGAGATCTATGATGATCGTGTCAAATTCAAGCAAGCACAACTTAAAGCTGAGCAAGAGTTAGAGCTTACAGCAACGAAGTCGGAAGTGTATGGCTTAGAGAAACGTATTGCCATTGCAAAGAATCAGCAGATGGCATTAAAGATCCTACTCAACTCTTTGTATGGTGCGATGGGTAATAAGTGGTTTAGATATTTTGACATGCGTATTGCCGAAGGTATCACACTTACTGGCCAAGCAACCATTCGTTGGGCAGAGAATAACCTTAATGATTATCTTAACAAAGCATTGCAAACTAAGAAAGATTATGTAGTTGCTATTGATACCGACTCGGTCTATGTTCGCCTTGATGAATTCGTTAATCGTCTTGGTCCAGCAAACCCTATTGATTTCTTAGATAAGATGTGTTCGACTGCACTTGAAGATGCGCTCACTGAATGTTATGATCGTTTATTTAAAACCCTTGGCGGTATTGAAAACAAGATGGTTATGGGCCGTGAGGTTATTGCTAATCGTGGTATATGGACAGCCAAGAAGAGATACATTCTTAATGTACATGATAATGAAGGTGTTCGTTATGCCAAACCTAAGTTAAAGATTATGGGTATTGAAGCAATCAAATCATCTACACCAGCTATATGTAGACAAGCCCTCAAAGATATATTCAAGAGGATCATCGATACTGATCAGGAGACTGTACAAGCAGATATAGCAAACTTTAAGCTTGCTTTTAAACAGGCATCGGCAGAACAGGTTGCTTTCCCTCGTGGTGTAAATAATTTAAACAAGTGGACAAGTAAAGAAACTATATATAAGAAGGGAACACCAATTCATATCCGCGGTGCAATCCTACACAATAATATAGTTAATACACAAAAGTTAGGTAGAAGTATACAAAAGATAACTAGTGGAGACAAGGTCAAATTCACATACCTAGTCAAGCCAAATCCAATCAAAGAGAATGTTATTTCATTTGTTGATTATCTTCCAAGGCAATTCAAGCTTGAGCAATATATAGATTATAATTTACAGTTCGAGAAAACATTCTTAGGTGCAATCGAACCTGTATTAGATGCGGTAGGATGGACCAGTGAGCATAAAGTATCACTCGAAGATTTTTTTGTTTAAGGTATGTACATATCGCAAAAGTGTGATACAATATAACATATGAGTAAATTAGACTACGTAATATTAATTGTTTTATTCCCGTACTTTTTACTCGCGTATTTAAAGGAGCAAACATGAGCGCAGATTGGGTAAACGATATTAATCGTATGCAAACAAAATATGGTGTACGTGAATGGATAAACCATGCCACACCATTTCAATTAAAGAAGTATTTAGAATTTAGATTAGACTTTATCAAAGAAGAATATGATGAGACTAAAGAGGCACTAATCATGGAAGATGCAGAAGAAGTTGTCGATGGTCTTATTGATCTTTGTGTTGTAGCTATTGGTACATTAGATGCCATGGGTGTAAATGTGCACAAAGCATGGGATGAAGTATTAACAGCAAACATGGCAAAAGAAGTTGGTGTAAAAGAATCACGACCAAATCCATTAGGCTTACCAGATCTAATCAAGCCAGCAGGTTGGGTAGCACCAGTGCACTTTCCTAATCACGGTATTTTTGCATCAGCTTGGTCAGATGCAATTGAGAAACGAGCTATGGCAGCAAACAAAGCAAGAACTGAAATCTTAGCAGACAACCCAGAGATTAATTCTGAATGGACACCAGATGCTGAAGAGCGTATGAATATTATTGGCCAAAATGGTAATGATGGTTTACACTATCCACCTCCAGGTCCAGATGGATATACTCCAGGGCCAGGACCATTAGATGGTACACAAGCAAAGATTGACTGGACACAAGATTCAGAATATATCAGATTATATGGCGACACTAAAAAAGACAATACAGAAAGCTAATATCGATTATCGTAGATGGCTATTAATATATAAAGCCAAAGATCTAGATAAGTTAACAGTTGAAGAGCATACTAAGTTTAGTAAGCAATTCGCTGCATGGAAAGTAGGTAACATTGAAAAAGTATGAACTATTCCCTTACATTATTTAAAAGTATATTCGATAACAAGACTCAGAAGCGTATGGACTTTACTTCATATGCACAGTTTGAAGGTTTGTTATTTGATCTAGCCCAACAGAAGCGTGAAGATAAGAAGTCGGCTCCCCTTATATCTCCTGCAACCTATGTAGAAGATACGACTCGTGCTAATGATAATGTAC